AGCTAATTTTATATTTAACTATTTTCTACTCAAACGTGATGCGGTTAGATATATGTACGAAAACAACATTACCTATGACTCAGGTATGCTTGGTACATGGACCGATAAGCAAATACCTAATACTTTTTCGTGTTATGCTGATAATGTAATGGAGACTTTATTGGTCAAGATGCTACCAGTCATGGCTCAAGAAACAGGATTAGATTTAGTTCCAACTTATTCATATGCAAGAATATATAAAAATGGTGATGAATTAAAAAGACATAAAGACAGACCTAGTTGTGAGATATCTACTACGTTAAATTTAGGTGGTGACCCTTGGCCTATATTTATAGATGGTACAGGTGCAGATTCTGTCATTGATGAGTATAAAAATATACATAAACCTAACGCTCCAAAAGGTACGAAAGTCTTGCTTGAAGTAGGAGATATGTTAGTATATAGTGGCTGTGAACTCGAACATTGGCGGGAGCCTTTTGAAGGTCAAGTTTGTGGTCAAGTGTTTTTACATTATAACCACAGGAATGGTCCGTTCGCTGAAAAAAATAAGTTTGATAAACGACCATTATTGGGTATTCCACCAATAAGGAATATGTAATAGAATGAGGTTATATGCTACAAAAAATAGGATTCCAACCAGGATTCAATAAACAGATTACAGAGACCACAGCCGAAGGACAATGGGTTGATGGTGACAACGTACGTTTTAGATATGGTACACCTGAAAAAATCGGTGGTTGGTCACAATTAGGAGAATCCAAACTTACGGGAGCTGCAAGAGCTTTACATCACTTAGTCAATAAATCAGGAAACAAGTTTTCAATTATAGGTACAAACAGGATTTTATATGCTTATACAGGTGGTGTTTATTATGATATTCACCCTATTAAAACTACAACAACTTTATCAAATGCATTTAGTACAACGAACGGTTCGCCAACAGTCACGATAACATTTAGCACGGACCACGGAATACAAGAAAACGATATTATTCTTTTAGATAATTTTACAGCAATAACTAATTCTAATTTTTCAGCATCAGACTTTGATGATAAAAAATTTATGGTCACATCTGTTCCAACAGGAACAACTTTAACTATTACAATGCCATCTAATGAAACAGGTTCAGGTGCTACAACATCTGGTGGAATTAGAGTACAGCATTATTATCCAGTTGGACCCGCAGAACAATTGCCTGGTTTCGGTTGGGGATTAGCTTCTTGGGGTGGAACTGTAACAGGTGAAGCAAATACAACTTTAAATGGAGGTATTAATTCATCAACTACAACTATTGTATTAACTGATGCATCTCAGTTTCCAAGTTCAGGTACAAACTTTATACAAATAGGCACAGAAGAAATTTCATATACAGGTATAAGCACTAATACTTTAACAGGTGTTACTAGAGGAGTTAGAAACACAACAGCTGCAACTCATTCAAATGGTGCAACTATATTAAACAGTTCAGATTACATTGCATGGGGTGAAGCAGCCTCTGGTGATTTAGTTGTTGATCCAGGTTTATGGTCTATTGATAATTTTGGAGATAAAGTAATTGCGCTAATTCACAATGCACAAGTATTTGAATGGGACTCAAATGCAACGAATGCTGTAACAGTAAGAGCAAGTATTATATCAGGTGCACCAACAGCGTCACGTGATATGTTAGTATCTACACCTGACAGGCACTTAGTATTTTTTGGAACAGAAACAACTATTGGAACACCATCTACACAAGATGAAATGTTTATTAGATTTTCAAACCAAGAAGATATTAACACATATCAACCAACAGCCGTTAATACTGCTGGTACACAAAGACTAGCTGATGGATCTAAAATTACAGGTGCAGTTAGAGGTAGAGATGCAATCTATGTTTGGACAGATACATCTTTATTTACTATGAGATTTATTGGTCAACCATTTACTTTTGGTTTTCAACAAGTAGGAACTAACTGTGGATTAATTGGACAGAACGCTGCAATTGAAGTTGATGGTGCTGCGTATTGGTTTTCAGAAAATGGTTTCTTTAAATACTCTGGTAATTTAGAGACTATGATTTGTTTAGTAGAAGATTTTGTTTTTGATGATTTAAATACAACTGCTAACCAATTAATAAATGTTGGATTAAATAATTTGTTTGGTGAGATTACTTGGTTTTACTGTACATCAGGATCAACTGTAATTAACAGATGTGTAACATATAATTATCAAGACTCATCTCCACAAAGACCTGTTTGGACAACAGGAACTTTAGCAAGAGGTGCATGGCAAGATTCTTCTGTATTTGGTTTACCTCACGCAACTTTTTTTAATGCAAGTGATGATGCATCGTTTGATGTTCAGGGAAATACTGAAGGAAGTACCATATATTTTGAACATGAAAAAGGAACTGATCAAGTAGCTAGTGGAACAGTTACAGCCATTACTTCTAGTATTGAATCAGGTGACTTTGATATTACTCAAAGAATTGTAGGTAATCAAATGACAGGTATTGCTGACTTTAAAGGAGATGGTGAGCACCTTATGAAGATTAGAAGATTTGTACCTGACTTTTTATCACAAACAGGGAACACTCAAATAACACTGCAGCTTAGAAATTATCCAAACAATTCTCAAGCAAGTTCACCACTTGGACCCTTTACAATTACAAGTTCTACTGATAAGATAGACACTCGTGCAAGAGCAAGAGCTATATCTTTAAAAGTAGCTAATACTGGTACTTCTCAAAGTTGGAAGTTAGGTACTTTTAGATTAGACACACAACCTGATGGAAGACGATAATGGCAATAGAAAAAAATACACCACAACTTGTAAAAAAAGGTAAAGGTAAAAAAAGACCTGGGTATAAAGGTGGTGGAGCTGATATGGGAGGTGCTCCTGATTCACAAGGTAATGTTGGTCCTGGTGTAGGAGGAGGAGGTCCTCCTGGAAGTGATAATTCTGGGCCAGTTGATAAAAGTTCTAAAGCACAAACTGCTGCACATAATGCAGCTGTGGCTGCAGCACAAGAATCTAATAGAGCAGAAAATGCAAAAAATAAAACTAGGTTTGGTTTTAACAAACCTAAAAGTAAATTTGGTGGTGTAGGTGGAATACTTAGTAATCTACTTGGTTTAGTTAATCCAGCATTTGGTTTGCTTTCAAAAGGTTTAGGATATTTAGGAAGTAAAGTAGGTGATCTTAGAGGATATAATGAAGATGGAACTCCAAGAACCCAAGCAGAATATGAAGCAATGGTTGCTGATAGAAAAATTCAAGGAAGCATAAACAATATGACTGATAGAATGTTAGCAGGTAAAACTTTTAGTCAAACAAATTTAGATAACTTGATGGGAATGACTGATAGATTTGGTAATCCATTTGGTACTAATTTAGGTAACATTGATAATGTTAGAGGAAGTAATTTAAGAGGTATATTAAATTCTGGTGTACCTATAGGAGTTGATGTACCTAGCGGTATTCAAAATATAGATGTAGGTTATAATAATCCAGCTTTTGAAAATAATCTTATGGCAGATGCTACTTATGACAAAAATAAAAATATGCTGGAAAATCTTCTTAATACAGAAGACACTAATTTAAACGAGTCTATAGAAAACAAAGAATTAAGAGAAAATAGACAAAAAGAATTATTGAATCAAATATTAATAGGATAATGGCAAAGATAACTGTAGTATTTACAAGACCCAATAAAGAATACAGACAGCAAGATGCTGATTCTTTAGTTAGAGATTTAGACGGATTGATTGAAAAATTAAACTCAACTTTCCAACAAGATTTAAGAGATGAGCAATCAAGGTTTACTTGGTTTACCTCAGCAAGCTCAGGAGTAAATAATGGCTAATAGATATAAAAACGCACAGTTTGATTTAACAACTACTGACGCTACAGATATTTATACTTGCCCATCAGAGTCAAGAGCTATTATACAAAATATACAAGTTGTAAATGTAGGTGGTTCTAATGTAGAATTAAAAGGTTTTGTATTTGATAATTCTGCATCAAAAGCTTTTCAGTTTGCTGAACAAACTATAAATACAGGTACATCCAGATCATTAAATAATGGTACAGTTATATTAGAAGAAAGTGACAAGTTACAATTACAAGCAGCAACAGCCGACATATTTGAAGGCACAGTATCAATATTAGAATTTGATAGAACATAGGAGAAAAATGCAAGTCTTAAAACCAGAGAAAATAATAGAAAAAATAACTAACCTTAAAACAGGCGAGGAATATAAGGACGATAACGAATGGAAATCAAAGGGAATACCTGAGGAAGACATCCGAAGAGATATAAAAGTTCTTATGCCAAGCCTTGATATTTTTGGAGAAACGAAATAAGATAGATAAATTATGGCAATTTCAAGATCAGATATGAATAGACAACTCTACGATGAAGGTGGAATTATTACTTTAGATCAAGCTAAAGAAATGGCTCCTCCAGGAGAATCACTAGCT